CCATAGAGGCATCTTTTTCTGGCGCGACCGCGACTATTCATGTCCCGGATGCGATCGACGGTAGAAACCTAGTCCTGCACGGCGGTAGCGCTACGGTCGATGGAAATTCGGGCGGCGAAGCACAACTACTCGGCGGGGACGGTGTGGATGGGGACGGTAATCCGAATAGCGGTGCCAAGGTTTTGGTTGGCGCTGGGCAAGGCAACGGAGATGCGGCAAGCCTTTCGCTCTATCTCGGTTCTGTTACGGGTGCCGGGAGTCCCGGCGAATTTAGCTTAGTGAATATGAATACGACGACCGGGGCAAGCGTCGGAACACTTAGCAATGCTCCCGTAGCCGGAAACCCAGCGGGCTACCTCAAAATAAAAATCAATGGCACCATGAGGGCGATTCCCTATTGGGCGGTGCCGTAATCTTTAATTAAAGGGAACACCATGCGAAAACTCTTAATCACTCTCCTGCTGCTGACCGCGCAATGCTATGCCGGCATTACCATTTCCAATCTGGGGGGCGGCCTACCAGACCAATCCGGGCACTCAGGCCAGTACCTAACCACTGACGGCACTAACACGTCATGGGCCACCAATGCTGGTGGTGATTACTTTGCTATTGGTGTGGGCGGTACTGTTACTGGTAAAGGTGCGGATCTGCTCATTATTGATGATCCACACTCGGAGCAAGAGGCAGCTATAGCCGCGACTAACCCAGAGGTCTACGATAAGGTGTACGAATGGTACTCCTCAGGCCCAAGACAGCGTTTACAGCCAGGCGGAGCGATCATTATCATTATGACTCGCTGGTCTAAGCGTGATTTGATCGGTAAAGTGTTACAAAGCACCATTGAAAGGGACGGGGAAGAGTGGGAAGTTATCAACTTACCTGCAATTTTGCCGTCTGGTAACTCATTATGGCCGGAATTCTGGAGTTTAAAGGAGCTCGAGGCTCTTAGAAACGAACTTCCCGTAGGGAAATGGAACGCACAGTACCAACAAGAGCCAACGAGTGAAGAGGGAGCGCTGATTAAGCGGGAATGGTGGCAGGTTTGGGAGAAAGAAGACCCTCCAAGGTGCGATTTCATCATTCAATCTTGGGATACTGCGTTCACTAAGAACGAAAGGTCAGACTATTCCGCCTGTACGACATGGGGAATCTTCTATAAAGACGAGAATGAGAACGATCCGAACATAATTATGTTGGATGCCTTTAAAGATCGCATGGAATTTCCACAATTGAAGAAGGTTGCCTACGAAACTTACAAAGAATGGGAACCAGATGCGTTTATTGTTGAGGGAAAAGCATCGGGATTACCCTTAATTTATGAGCTAAGAGCAATGGGTATACCCGTCTCGGAGTTTACACCTACCCGTGGTAATGATAAGATTGCTCGTATTAATTCCGTATCAGATTTGTTTGCATCTGGCAAGGTCTGGGCGCCACGGAGACGTTGGGCAGAAGAAGTGATTGAGGAGATGGCAGCATTTCCTAACTCTGACCACGATGACTTTGTGGACTCCGCATCTCAGGCGCTAATTAGGTATCGAAAAGGTGGATTCATCCCGTTACAAACCGACGAGCAAGACGAACCAGTTAATTTTAGACGTAAAGCAGCATACTACTAGGACACCATATGTCAATTGAAAAAAGTTTATACCAAGCCCCTGTAGGGTTAGATTCATTAACTGAGGAGCCAGATCTTGAAATTGAGATTGTGGATCCAGAGTCTGTAACCATTGGTGTAGACGGAATGGAAATTGAGATTGAGCCAGAAGCAGAAGGCGAAGAAGGTTTCGATGACAACTTAGCTGAGTATCTCAGCGCAGGTGACTTAACAGAAATCGTTGGCGATTTACTTGGTGATGTTGAGGACGACATTGCCTCCCGTAAAGACTGGATCCAGACTTATGTAGATGGTCTAGAGCTCCTAGGTATGAAGATTGAAGAGCGTAGCGAGCCGTGGGAAGGCGCCTGTGGCGTTTACCATCCGTTGCTCTCAGAAGCTTTGGTGAAGTTCCAAGCTGAAACAATCATGGAGACTTTCCCTGCAGCTGGCCCAGTTAAGACTCAGATCATTGGTAAAGAAACACCAGAGAAGAAAGACGCGGCTACCCGTGTAGCAGACGACATGAACTACCAGCTCACAGATGTGATGACTGAGTACCGCCCAGAGCACGAGAGAATGATTTGGGGCTTGGGTCTTTCTGGTAACGCCTTTAAGAAGGTGTACTTTGATCCATCATTGAATCGTCAGACTTCTATGTTTATCCCTGCGGAAGACATCGTAGTTCCTTATGGCGCATCAAGCCTTGAGCAATCTCCTCGTGTTACCCATGTCATGCGTAAGACCGAGAATGAGATCCGCCGTATGCAGGTTGATGGCTTCTATTTGGATATTGATCTTGGCGAGCCAGAGAATAATCTTGATGAAGTTGAGAAGCGTATCGCTGAGAAGATGGGCTTCCGTGCTACTTCCGATGACCGCTATAAATTATTAGAAATCCATACTTATTTGGATTTGCCAGGTTATGAAGACTTGGACGAAGACGGAGAGCCAACTGGTATCGCTCTCCCTTATGTTGTAACCATTGATAAGGGCAGTGAGCAGATCCTGTCTATTCGTCGCAACTGGAGACCAGAAGATGAACTTAAACAAAAACGCAATCATTTCGTACACTACGGTTATGTACCCGGCTTTGGTTTCTATTGCTTTGGTCTTATCCATTTGGTCGGGGCATTTGCCAAGTCTGGTACAAGCCTCATTCGTCAACTCGTGGACGCAGGTACATTGTCGAACCTACCGGGTGGATTCAAAACCCGTGGTCTGCGTGTTAAAGGCGATGACACCCCAATTGCACCAGGTGAGTTCCGTGACGTAGACGTTCCATCTGGAGCTATCAAAGATAACTTGATGACCCTCCCATACAAGGAGCCATCACAAGTCCTCTATAGCTTACTTGGTACTATCGTAGAAGAAGGTCGTCGCTTTGCATCTGCTGGCGATATGAAGGTTGCAGACATGAGCGCCAATGCTCCTGTAGGTACAACTCTGGCTATCTTGGAGCGCACACTCAAAGTGATGAGCGCAATCCAAGCCCGTGTTCATTACTCAATGAAGCAAGAGTTAGGTTTGTTGAAAGACATCATCCGTGATTACACACCAGATGAGTACAACTATGAGCCAGTAGACGGACGCCCTCGTGCTAAGAAAACTGACTATGAATTAGTGACTGTAATTCCTGTTTCAGATCCGAATGCTGCTACAATGGCACAGAAGATTGTTCAGTATCAAGCAGTATTACAACTAGCCCAGAATGCTCCACAGATCTATAACCTCCCTCAGTTGCACCGTCAAATGCTTGAAGTGTTGGGTATTCGCAACGCTCAAAAGCTTATCCCGTTGCCTGACGATCAGAAGCCAAAAGATCCGATCACAGAGAACATGGACGCCATCACTAATAAACCAATGAAGGCATTCATCTACCAAGATCACGAAGCCCATTTAATGGCTCACCAGAACTTCTTGCAAGACCCACAGACCGCAGCAATGATTGGTCAGAACCCAATGGCTCAAGCTATTCAAGGTGCTCTACAAGCTCATATGGCAGAACACTACGCCTTTAAGTATCGTCAGCAGATTGAACAGCAACTTGGCGCCCCATTGCCTTATGTTAAAGAAGGCGACGATCAAGAAGATATTGGCGAAGAATACGAAGTTCAGTTGTCCCGTATGGTTGCCCAAGCTAGTGCACAGTTGCTCCAGCAGAACCAGGCACAGGCGGCTCAACAGCAAGCTCAGCAACAAATGCAAGATCCAATCATCCAAATGCAGATGCAGGAACTTGAGATCAAGCGTGAAGACAGCAAGCGTAGAGCAGCCAAGGACATGATTGATGCAGATTTAGAACGTGAACGCATTCAGATTGAGCGTGAGCGTATGGAAGGAACTCTTCAGATTGAAGGCACTAAGTTAGGTGCCAAGATTGAAAAAGAGAAAGACGAAGCTAACCGCAAGGAACAGCTCGAAGGCGCTAAGTTGGGCGCACAAATTGCTGAAACCAAAGATGCAAATAGCATCAAGGCTTTTCAAGCAATCAACACCAAGAAAGGTAGTGAATGACCGAACTTGACTTACTAACCAAGCAATTGGACGAAAAAATTGAACAGTTAAAGGAAGCCGTCGTCAACGGCAACCTAGAACTGACGGAGTATAAAAAGGCGTGTGGTGAGATCCGAGGTCTGCTCATTGCTCGTGGATACATATTAGACCTCAAAGACAGAATGGAGAACTCGGATGAGTAACCAACTAGACCTATCCAAAGCCGTGGATTTATCTGCGATTATGGAAAAGTCAGACGAAGAAAAAGCAACACAGCTCCCAAAACCATCTGGCTATCGCATCCTTTGCGCTATCCCAGAAATGGAAAAAGAGCACGAAAGTGGCATTATCAAAGCAGACATCACAATTCAGAACGAAGAGCTATTAACTACAGTCTTATTCGTTGTTGACTTGGGCGATGATTGCTACAAAGACCCAAACCGTTTCCCTAACGGTGCGTGGTGCAAACAGGGCGACTTTGTATTAGTCCGTCCACATGCTGGAACACGTTTAGTTATTCATGGACGTGAATTCAGAATCATTAACGATGACTCCGTGGAAGCTGTAGTGGCTGATCCTCGTGGAATTCGACGTAAATAAGGAGCTTTAAATGAATAAAGACGAATATCAGTTTCCAGATGAAGCTGAGAATGAGGCTATTGAGAACGAGTCCAAGGACGAAGAATCAAATGAGCCAGAGTTTTCAGTAGATATTGAAGACGACACCCCAGAGAAAGACCGTGGTAAGCAACCAGCTACCAAGGAGTTCGTAGAAAATCTGGAAAAAGACGAATTGGAAGAGTATTCCAAAGGCGTTCAAACCAAAATCAAGCAGTTTAAGAAGGTCTACCATGACGAACGCAGAGCCAAAGAAGCGGCTGAGCGTGAGAAACAGGAAGCGATTGACTTAGCTAAACGCTTGTATGAAGAGAATAAAACCCTCAAAGGCAAGGTAGATCATACCGAGAAGTTTGCCGTAAATTCATTCAAGTCCAGTGCTGAGCAAGAACTTGCTATGGCTAAGAAGGAGTATCGTGAAGCTTATGAGGCTGGCGATTCAGACCGCTTAGTAGACGCTCAAGAGCGTATGACTTCAGCAAAAATGAAGGTAGATCGGGCTTTAAGCGCAGAGGAGAACATCCAAAACCGCCGTCCAGAGCCAGAACAGACCTTTGAAACTGCTCAACCACAGCGTCCAAACGTTGATAGCAAAGCCTCTAGATGGCAAGCTAAGAACGATTGGTTTGGTCAGGATGACGAAATGACAAGTCTTGCATTAGGTTTGCACGAAAAGCTTGTCAAGGAAAACGGAATGGCTTATGCTACTACAGACGAGTATTACAAACGCATTGATGCGACGATTCGAAAACGATTCCCAGAGAAATTTGAGGATGACGACGATGTAAATGAAGTAACGGCGCCTAGCGAGAAGACCGCACAGCGTAAACCTAGCACTGTAGTAGCCTCGGCTGCTCGGAGCACGAACTCAAAAAGAATTAGGCTGACTACTTCTCAGCAATCAATTGCTAAAAAACTGGGATTAACCCCAGAGCAATACGCCCGTGAACTTTTAAAAATGGAGGCCTAAAAAATGGCTAACAACAGAACTACTCGTGAATTAGAAACCCGTGTTGTGCAGGAACGTCCTAAACAGTGGATGCCCGCAGAATTGCTCCCAGAGCCAGACAAACAACCAGGTTACTCGTATCGTTGGATTCGTACTTCAACACTAGGTAATGCGGATCCCCGCAATCTTTCAGCAAAACTGAGAGAAGGTTGGGAACCAGTAACCGTTGAGGAACAACCAAAGTTTCAACTGTTAATTGATCCGACAAGTCGATTCAAAGACAACATCGAGATTGGTGGATTGTTGTTATGCAAGACTCCTACGGAGATGGTAGAACAGCGTAATCAATATTATGCTAATCAAACCGAATCCCAAACAGAGGCTGTAGACAACAGTTTAATGCGTCAAAGCGACCCAAGGATGCCACTCTTTAAAGAGCGTAAATCCTCAAGTAGCTTTGGTAAAGGTAATTAATTTTAATTAGGAGTTTTAAATGGCTTATCCTACCGTAGCAGGCCCTTATGGGTTTCAGCCGCTCAATTTGATCGGTGGTCAGGTATTTGCTGGTGCAACTCGTCAAATCCCCATTGCTTCTGGCTCTGGCACATCGATTTTTTACGGTGATGTCGTGCGCTTGAACACTGGTGGCACTTTGAGCCGAGTTTCAACAACAGATTCTGCAACAGACGCAGTTGGTATTTTCTTGGGCTGTGCTTTCACAAACCCAACTACCAAGCAATTCTTGCAACAACAATACTTCCCAGCTTCTACAGTGGCAAGTGATATCGTTGCTTATGTATGTGATGATCCTGATGCTTTGTTTAAAGTAGCAGTATTATCTGACAGCACTACTGTCGGCGGTCTTACACAGACTGACGTTGGTAATAACGTTTCTATTTTGGTTACTGCTGGTTCTACAACCACAGGCGACTCAAAAGAAGGCGTTTTAAACAGCACCAGCGATGCAACAACAACTCTGCCATTCCGTATTATTGCGGGTGTTCCAGAGACTGTTAATGCGTCTGGTTCTTTCACTGAAGTGATCGTTAAGTTCAACTTCGGTGTTCACACTTACTACAGCGCAACACCTGTAGCAACAGCAGCTTAAGGAGCATATTAAATGGCTATTTCACGCGCACAACTACTGAAAGAGTTGCTCCCAGGATTGAACGCATTGTTCGGACTTGAGTATGCTCGCTACGGTGAACAACACAAAGAGATTTACGAAACTGAATCTTCTGAGCGTTCGTTCGAAGAAGAAACAAAACTGTCAGGTTTCTCTGCAGCTCCTGTTAAAAACGAAGGCTCTGCCATCGCTTATGACAATGCTCAAGAAGCTTTCACAGCTCGCTACAACCACGAAACTATCGCCCTTGGCTTTAGCTTGACTGAAGAAGCAATCGAAGACAACCTCTACGATTCTTTATCTTCACGCTATACAAAGGCTTTGGCTCGTGCTATGGCTTACACAAAGCAGGTTAAAGCTGCTGCTGTGTTGAACAACGGCTTTACCAACTCCAGCCAGTATTACGGTGGCGACGGTGTACCTTTGTTCTCAGCTAGCCATCCTTTGGTTTCTGGCGGTACAAACAGCAACATCCCTTCAACAGCTGCTGACTTAAACGAGACTTCTTTGGAAGCCGCCGTTATTCAGATCGCTGCTTGGACAGACGAGCGTGGTTTGTTGATCGCTGCTAAACCTAAGAAATTGGTAGTTCCACCATCACTCCAGTTCGTTGCAACTCGTTTGCTCGAAACTGAATTGCGTGTTGGCACAACTGACAACGACATCAACGCTATTAAGAACAATGGTTCTGTTTCAGAAGGTTACACAGTTAACAACTTCTTGACAGACACAAACGCATGGTTCTTGACAACTGATGTTCCAAACGGCATGAAGCATTTCGTTCGTACCCCATTGAGCAACTCAATGGACGGTGACTTCGATACTGGTAACGTTCGTTACAAGTCTCGTGAGCGTTATTCTTTCGGCTGGTCAGATCCACTCGGAATGTACGGTT